AGTAAATACGTTTTAAGGCCATTTTTAAGCGATTTGAGACACTTTGACCCCTTTGCTATATCAGCATATTAAAATTTAGAGATGTGCGTTTTGCTATCCTGCATAGGGATTCAGAGGGGGTTAAAAATCGACATACAAGTTAACAAAACAAGTGAAAAAATAAACCTATAGGATACATTCTGAGCGACTTTTGTACTATATATGGGATAAACATATACCTTTGACTATAAAATAACCTTAAAACTAACCAAATGGAGGTAAGAAAGCACACGAGAAACGTACACGAATTGATAACGCACGGCGATAGCATCAAAATTGCCATGATGAGCGACCTACACTGGGATAATCCGCACTGCGACCGAGACCTACTGAAACGACATCTCGACTACTGCAAGGAGAAAAACATCCCCGTGATATTGAATGGGGACACATTTTGCCTGATGCAGGGTAGAGGGGATAATCGCCGAAACAAATCAGACATCAGACCCGAGCACAATAACGCGAGGTATCTCGATTCAGTCGTTGAGAGCGCCGTTGATTGGTTTGCCCCATACGCGGACATAATCAAGGTGATACACTATGGAAACCATGAGACAGGGATAATCAAGTACCAAGAGACGGACCTACTCCGTAGATTTGTCGACCTACTCAACTACAAATGTGGAACGGCGGTACATACAGGAGGATATAGCGGATGGGTCATAGTCAAACAAAACATAGGGACAAATACCCAAACCACTACACGAATAAAGATGCATCATGGCTCAGGTGGGGGTGGAATAGTTACAAAGGGTGCAATCAACCTAACGAGAGCACTGGAGATGTATGAGGATTTTGATGTGTTTGCCATGGGTCACATACATGAGAATTCAGCGCGTAACGATGTGAGAGAATCAATCGTAAAGCATCCCAAAACAGGATACAAAACGGAACTCAGACCCCTCCACATGATGATAACAGGTACATACAAAGAGGAGTATGGAGATGCAAATCACGGATGGCACATTGAAAGGGGTGCGCCTCCAAAACCATTAGGCGGACGTATACTAACCATCAGGACAAATCTACCAAGGATAGACGGCGTGAGAGTGATTCAAAAGCATGTCGATTCAACAAAATTTAACATATGAAAGCAAGCGTAAAGGAGGGGGACTCTCTTACAAAGGGAGACACTAAAAAAAGGGTGAGCATGGGCGTTCAGAAAGGAATGATGATTCAAGCCATGGAGAAATCACTCGGAATCGTTACCACTGCATGCAGGTCGGTCGGGGTCTCGAGAGATACTCACTACCGATGGCTCAGGGAGGATTCTGAGTATCGTCAGGCGATTGATTCCATCGAGTCGATGGCACTCGATTTGGCTGAATCGAAACTGCATCAGGAGATACTCAATGGTAACACTGCATGTATCATTTTTTTCCTGAAAACCAAGGGGAAAAAACGGGGATATGTGGAAAAACAGGAGGTCGAAACGACCATCAAAGCGCCTGATTTCTCGGGTCTATCTACGGATGAGTTGATGGATTTACTCGGTAATGGATAAGGTATCACCACAGGACAAAGCCTATCTCAGGGAGTTACTGCGCAGGGAATTGGGTAGGCGCTCCCTATGGCAGTTTTGTCTATACATGGACTCTGATTTCTTTTCGGCTCGACCATTCCTCAAGGAGGTCGCGGATGCCATGCAGGAAATCGAGGAGGGGCACATCAAATCCCTTTCGGTATCCATGCCCCCAAGGGCAGGCAAATCCTATATCACATCCCTGTTTTGTGCATGGGTAATCGGTAGGAATCCGACTGAATCCATCATGAGAAACACATGTACTGCGACCCTCTACGTCAAATTTTCGTACGATGTGAGGGCCGTTATTCAATCGACTCGATACAAACAGGTATTCACTGACGTACGTCTCTCAGATGACAAAAAGAATCTACAGGGATGGAACACAAACACGGCTCGACAGGTGTCGTATTTCGGAGCAGGGGTGGGAGGAACTATCATCGGTTTCGGTGCGACAAAGGTAGCCATCACGGATGACCTTTATCGAGGTATTGAGGATGCCTTGAGTGACACGATAAACGACAGGATACATCAATGGAAACAATCGACTCACGACTCCCGATTTGAATCAGGATGCGCACGGGTCGACATAGGTACACGATGGTCGCTGAATGATGTCATCGGTCGGAACATGGAGGGCAATCAGTACGAAAAATCTATCATAGTTCCTGCGCTCACTGGAGATGACAAATCGTTTTGCGAGGCGGTCATGACTACCGAGGAGTTCATGGAGAAACGTAAACGCACATCCCCTGAGATATGGGAGGCTGAGTACATGCAGTCACCTGTTGACATCAAGGGTCGACTATTCAGTGAACTCAAGTACATCGAGCAGGATGAGTATACCAAACTCACTGAGGCACATCCAATCGAGGGAGCAGTGGCGTACATCGATGTAGCCGACCAAGGAGCGGATTTTACGGCGATGGCGGTAGCGGTGCTAATTGCCAATCAGATATACATTATAGACCATGTTTTCACCAAGGATAACACGGATGTGACCCTCCCATTATGCGCCTCCCTGCTGAACAAATACGATGTCAAGTTTTGCAGGGTCGAATCGAACTCAATGGGGGCGATGTTTGCACGCCAACTACAGGGACTCACGCAAAGCAGGATACTACAGGTGAGCAATCAGGTCAACAAAATGACCCGAATCATCATGCAATCGGTGTACATTCAGCAACGGATGACCTTTCTCAGGAATGAAAATAACCATCAAAGCATACAATTCATACAAAATATCCTGTCATTTTCCAAGGAGGGTAAAAACAAAAATGATGATGCGCCTGACTGCATGGCAGGTTTGTCAATTTTTATGCAGTCGTTATTCAAAAATCTTTAATACCTTTACACAATGAAATACTTTTCAATATGGATTTAGTTAACTTTTGGCAGTCGTTTTTCGGCATCAATCTCAATCCGATGGGGCGCTATATCGATGAGATGCGCAACATATTCCCTGTGAATCAGTCACAAATATGGGGCAAAAAGGAGGCGGTATGGGTCGATGTAAATGATGCATGGAGGCTATATATCGAGATACCTGAACTCAGGGCGATAATCGATAAGCGTGCGCAAATGATGTCATCAAATAGACCATGCCTGTACGATGCCAATGGGGATAAAGTTGAGAGCCATTGGGTACTTGACCTTATCGACCATCCAAACGCTATACAATCGTGGTCGGATGTGGTCTACTCCCTGAGCGTTCAGGATGGTTTGTATAACAACGCTTTTGCATACGCTCCGCAAAGATTCGGGGGCATCAGGAATCTCATCGTACCCCTGCCTGCTGATAAGGTCAAAATGAATCTCACAGGTAAGAAACTCAAGCAGATGGATGCCGAGGATTTGATTGATAAATTCGCTTTTAAATACGACACTGGAGAGGAGGAAAATATCGAGTGGATTGATATGCTTTATTTCACCACTGATGACGGGATGAATATCATCAAGCCTGTGAGCCGAATTGAGACCCTGCGCTATCCATTGAGCAACATCAAGGCGCAGTATCACAAGCGAAATGTATTACTTGAGAACATCGGGGCAATCGGTATCCTGAGCGCTGAGAATTCGGACATGGCAGGAACTATCCCCATGACTCCTGAGGAAAAAACTCAGATTCAAAGGGATTGGTATAAGCGCCAAAAGGATGAACTCATAATCACTGAGGCTAAGGTGAATTGGACTCCGATGTCCTACCCTACCAAAGACCTGATGCTATTCGAGGAACTGACTGCGGACAAATTGGCGCTATTCGATGCGTATGGTTTGAACGCTAACATATTCTCATCGGTAAACGGGGCAACTTTCTCGAATGTCAGGGACTCCATCCGCATGATTTACACGGATACCATTATACCTGAAACTCAATCCCTCTATGACTCCATGATGAGGCAATGGGGGCTACATGAGCAGGGGTATTATTTGGAGGCTGATTTTCATCACTTACCTGTCATGCAGGATGATGAGGTAGCATCTCAACAGGTGGTCAAGACCAAAGTTGATGCCTATTCAATACTCCTAAGGGATGGCATAATCACAAAACAACAATACGCCGATGAGTTCGGTGTGACCCTTGAGGCGGTCGACAAAGTTCAGGCGCAACAGGACGGACTATTCAACGCACAAACTCAACTACGGGGTACTATCGGGGGACTCGATGGAATCATCTCTCTCAACACTGCGGTGGGTACGGGTCAGATGACACGGGATGTGGCTATCGCTACGTTGGTAAATTATTACGGATACGATGTAAATATCGCTCAACAAATGATTACTCAACCTGCGCAATCATCCGCTACAAATACTTAACTTTACACTATGAAAGGGAATCTATACAACACAAAATCCTACGATGTCATCAAGGACATGGATACCGAAAAGCGACAGGTGGCGGTCTACCTGAGCAAATTCGATAACATGGATTCTGATTCGGACATCATACGCCGTGGGGCGTTCAGTAAATCACTAATCGAGAGAGGCGTGAACTCAACGAGCAACCGAAAAATAGCGTTTCTAAGGCATCACGACTGGCAACAGCCCATTGGAAAGTGGATGACCCTACAGGAGGATGATTTCGGTTTATTCGGGGTGGCTCAGATGGGTAACTCGACCATAGCAAATGATGCGTGGGAGGATTACAAAATGGGTATCATCAGGGAGCACTCAATCGGATTCCAATACATTCAGGACAAAATCAAGTTTATCGAGGACACTACACTCCCATCAGGAGGGTACTACGATATAACTGAGGTAAAACTTTTCGAGGGGTCAGCAGTGACGTTCGGAGCGAATGAATCTACCCCTGTGGTGGAGGTCAAATCAGCCGAGGACAAACGAGCGAAACTCATCGAGGTATCAAAGAGCATCGAGAACGTCATTAAATCACTCACGACAGGGGAATACTCAGACGAGAGGGGTTACGTCCTTGAGATGCGCTTAAAATGGCTTCAAAATCAATTCATGATACTTTCAACTGCCGAGCCGTTCGACAAATCCGAACACTTGACAAAGGGAAAGCCATCGAATTCATTTGATTGGGAAAGCGTGGTCAAGCAGTTAACCA